GCCTCGCCGCCAAATTCAGCCTCTCGCAGCGCGACGTCCTGCACCTGCTGCGTACCGAATTCCGCGCCATCCGCTCGAGGGCAGCTATCTCCCTGCGCGAAACCGCGCAAACGCTGCCGGCGCTGATCGAGACCGAGGGGACAAGCGAAGACGAGTCCGTTGCGGCATAGGTCATGACCGCGCTTGCCAATGCCGAGCGCATCGCGCTGTCCGCGATGGCCGGCGCGATCGAACCGCCGGCGCTTATCGATTATCTGAACTGGGCTGAAGAAAACGTCGTCATCGACGAGGGCTCGTTTCCCGGGCCCTATAACCGCAGCCTGTTTCCGTATTTCGACGAGATCCTGCGCGCGCTGTCGCCAACCGATCCGTGCCGGTTTGTCACGCTTCAAGGCTCTGCCCAGGTCGGCAAGACCACGATCGCCAACGTCTTCACCTGCGGGACCATGGCGATGGGCAAGGGGACTTTCCTCTATGCCCATCCGACCGAAGACAACGCGCGGCGCTGGTCGAAGATCAAGCTGGCGCAGATGGTCAACGGAATGGCCGCGCTGCGCGCCGAGTTTCCACAGCGATCGCGCGACGGCGCCGACGCCGTGCTCTACAAGGAACGCCGCGACGGTAACTTTCGCCTTCTGATCACCGGCGCCAACTCGCCGGCGTCACTGTCGCAGGTCACCGTCGAATTCCAGGTCCAGGACGATCTAGCGAAATGGGAGATGAACGCCGCCGGCGATCCGGAGGCGCAGGCCGACAACCGCTCGCGCGCCGTCGAGTTTGCCAAGATCCTGAAAGTCTCGACGCCCTTAGTGATGCCGGGATGCCGGATCACCAAGAACTTCGAGGCCGGCTCGCAGGAACATCCCTACGTTCCGTGTCCCCATTGCGATCACTACCAGGTGCTCGAATGGGAAAACATGCTTTCGAACCTCGATCTGGAAAAACCGGAAGAGGCGCACTTCTCCTGTATCGCCTGCGGCGCGTCGATCGAGGAACATCATCGCCCCGCGATGCTGTCGCGCTTCGAGTGGCGTCCGCATAACGAACGCGCCAAGCGCGAGCACCGAAGCTTCTGGATCTGGTCGGCCTATTCCTACCTGCAGAGTTTTGAGCGCATCGCGCGGGAGTGGATCAAGTACAAGGGCGACCAGGCCGGCGAAAAGACCTTCTCCAACGATACCGCTGGTAAGGCGTACCAAGCGCAAGGCGAAGCGCCGCCCTGGGAAAAGCTCCGCGACCGCGGTGCGAATTCGGCTTATGCGCGCGGCGAGATCCCAATCGGTAGCCTCGTGATCTGTCTCGGTCTCGACGTCCAGGCCGATCGGGTCGAATGGCATCTGGTTGGCTTCGGCCGTAACTACCGCCGCTTTGTCATCGACTACGGCATCGCGCCTGGCCATATCGCCGAAAAGACCTGCCAAGAACGGCTTGCGGCATTGCTGCAGCAGACCTGGCGCAACGCCGCTGGCAATCATTTGTCGATCGACATGGCGGCGATCGACGGCAACGCCTGGACCGAGGATGTCTGGAGCTTTGCGAAAAGCTTTCCGCGATCGAAGCTGATCATGGTGCGCGGCTCGAACCGGGACGAGGCGCCGCGCTTCATCCGGGTCAAGCGCGAGGTCAACGAGAAGACGGGCAAGCGACTTCGCTACGCATCGCGGTTCTACAATTTCAACGCGTCGATCATGAAGATGGGGTTCTACCGCGACCTGGCAAAGGACGATCCGCTCTCCGACGGCTATGTCAGCTTTCCGCGCGGGCTCGACGATGAATACTTCCGTCAGCTGACGGCAGAACGTCGGACTCCGGAGAAGCGCCACGGGTTTACGGTCTACCGCTGGACCAAGGACCCCGGGCAGGCCAACGAAGCGCTCGACACCATGAACCAGGCGGAAGCCGCCTCGATCCGGTTCGGCGTCCGCGGCATGCCTGAGAGCGTCTGGGCCGAATACGAAAAGCGCGAAGTGCCGGCTAATCCCGCCCAGGCCGATCTCGAGGATCTCTTGATCGCCACACCCGTCGAGCCGGCCGCGCCGGTTGTGCCCGCTGCATCTTCGTCACCGCCTGCGAAACCGGCCGGAAAACCGGCCGGGATGATCCGAACCGGCAAATCGAAATTCTTAGGGTAGGCCCATGGCACTCGATGCGACGACGCTGCAGGCGCAGATCGACACGCTGACCATTGCGCGCGGCACCGGCGTTTTGACCGTGCGGCATGGCGAGCAGACCGTTACCTATCGCTCTATCCAGGAGATCGACAGCGCCATCACCTCGGCGAAAGCGGATCTCGAGGCGCTGCTCGGCACGCCGCGCCGCGTCACGCAATACCGATTCACTTCGCGCAAGGGGCTTTGAGATGGATATCGATGCCGAGATCAATCGCCTGCGCGAAGCCATCGCGAACAACGACGAAACGGTGGGCCAGCAAGCAGCATTGGCGCTGCTCGCCGACTTTCTGAAAAACTTCAAGCGCATCGCTGACGCGCTTGAAACGATCGCGTCGCCGGCAAAGCCGTAAATGGCCTCGATCCTCGATCGCGTCCGCGGGCTGGTCGGCGGCGCGGGCAGAAATTCTGCGTTCGGATTTCATCCTGCTGGCTCGGATGGACTCGAGGGCGGCCGGTTCGGCCGACGGCTTGAAGGCTGGGTGCCTTCGCGCGCCAACGTCAACACGCTGGTCTCGCAGTCCGGCAAGACAGTTCTGGCGCGGGCACGCTATCTCGTCCGCAACAACGCCTATGCGCTCGGTGCGACCGAGGCCTTCACTGCGAACCTGATCGGCGCCGGCATCACGCCCAGCTGGAAGGAAGGCGCGCCTGGAAAAGCCCAGATCTCCGACCGCTGGAAGGAATGGGTCGACGAGGCCGACTCCGAAGGCCTGACCGATTTCTATGGCCTGCAGCGCCGCGTCGCGCGCGAACTGTTCGTCGCCGGCGAATGTTTCATCCGCCGCCGTCCGCGGCGTCTGTCGGATGGGCTTGCCGTGCCGCTGCAGTTGCAGCTGATGCCATCGGAGATCTGCCCAACCGAGTGGATGCTGAAGCTCGAAAACGGCAACTGGATCCGGCAGGGCATCGAGTTCAATCCGATCGGCCAGCGCGTTGCCTATCATTTCTGGAAGGTCAACCCGGGCGACATCACGCAGAGCTTCGATTTTGGCAAGCTGCATCGTGTGCCGGCGTCGGAGGTGATTCATATCCACGATCCGCTCGAAGCGGGCCAGATCCGCGGCCTGCCGCGTCTGACCGCCGCGATCGTTCCCTTATGGGAAATCGACGGCTACGACGACGCCGAGGTGGCGCGCAAAAAGACTGCGGCGCTGCTCGGGGTATTCTTCTCGCGGGCCGATCCAGAAGGCGAGCTGTTCGACAAGTACCGCGAGGACCAGGCCAAGAACACCGATGGGGTCGCCGAAATCACGCTGGAGCCCGCGACCGCCCATGTGCTGCCGCCTGGCACCACCACCACGGTGCTCGAGCCGGCCGACGTCGGCAACAATTACGAGGCGTTCCAGTACCGCATGCTGACGCGGATCTGCGCGGCGCTCGGTCTGCCCTATGCGTCGGTGACCGGTGACCTGGTCAAGGCCAACTATTCCAACCAGCGCGCCGCACTGCTCGAAATGCGCCGGCGAATGGAGGCTTTGCAGTATTCGGTCGTCGCGCACCAGGGCTGCCGGCCGATCCTGCGCTGGTTCATGGATGCAGTCGACCTGCAGGGCGACATCCCGCTGCAAGGTTATGCTGACGCACCGCGGCCGTATCTCAAGGCGGTGAATTGGATCGCACCAAAATGGGCATGGATCGACCCGCTCAAGGACGCGCAAGCCGAGGCAATCGCGGTCGACAACGGCTTCAAGTCGCGCAGCGCCGTCATCGAGGCACAGGGCGATGATCCGATCGAGGTCGACAACCAGATCGCCGCAGACCAGAAGCGCGTCAAGCAGCTCGGCATCGTGCTCAAGGGTACGGCCTCGCCGGGCAACATCGTCAAGGATGGTCCGCCGGATGGCGACGACGCCAATGCGGATGATTCCGTCGGCCAGAATGCAGATGATGATCGGCAGCCGCCCCCGGCGCGCCGCAAGAGCAACGGCGATGCGCGCCGCTTGAACGGGAGAGCCCATTGAAAGCCGCTTACCCGCACTGCGCTGAGCGCATCTTCGACCGCGTACTTTTGATTGAACCGAATGCCTTAAGCAACATCCTCAAAGGCCCGATGGGGCGCCGCATCATCGCCGGCGAACGCCTCGACGACCAGGAAGCCTTTCCAGGCGCCGCCGCCGCGCGTCAGAAGCGCATGGCCATGGTCGAGGCCGACCCGGTTTCGGTCGCCGGCGGCGTCGGCCAATACGCCATCACCTCCGACGGCATCGGCATCGTCTCGGTGCTGGGCGTGCTGTCGCAGCGCTTCGACTGGATGGCAGCACTTTGCGGCTGGACAACTTACGAGGGCCTGGCCTCGACCTTCGCCGCAATGCTCGCCGACTATCGCGTCCGTGCCATCCTGATGGACGTCGACAGCCCAGGCGGCGAGGCGGGCGGCATGCCGGATGCGGCCGATCAGATCCTGGCCGCACGATCGCAAAAGCCGGTCTGGGCGGTCGCCAATACGTTCGCGGCTTCCGCGGCCTACGCGCTCGCTGGCAGTGCGCAAAAGCTCTACGTGCCGCGCCTGGCGCTTGTCGGTTCGATCGGCGCCGTCTGCGTTCACGTCGATCAGTCGGTGGCGGACAAGGCCTATGGCGAGCGCTACACCGCGATCTATTCCGGCGCCCGCAAGATCGACGGCTGGGAACATGCGCCGCTGTCGGAAGGCGCGCGCTCGGCGTTCCAGGCCGGCATCGATCATTGCCGCGATTCCTTCGCCGAGCTGGTCGGACGTCAGGGCCGCATGACCAAGGCGGAAGCCATGGCGACCGAAGCCGGCATCTATCACGATCAGGAAGCGGTCGCAGCCGGACTAGCTGACGCCGTCGGCTCGTTCGACCAGGCGCTCGCCGATCTCACCTCAGAACTCAACGGAACCACACGGCCCTCGCGCGCGACGGCCTCAACCCAGGAGACTGGAATGTCAAAGATCGTTCGCAATGCGGCATCACGTGCCAACAATGGGGTCTCGCCGGCCGCACTTTCCGTGCCGCAAGGCCCGCGCGCCGATTCTTCTGACGGTGATTATGAAGACACCGACGATGATGACGACGAGGATGAAAACGACGGCGGCGGCAAGAAGAAGGACGAAAACGGCGAGGACGTCGATCCGAACGACGAGCAGGAAATGATTGCGCCCAAGCCCGGCGAGACCTGCTCGCTCTGTGGCCAGAAGATGCCGGGCGGCGAAAGCGCGGATGCCGGCGACACCGATCCGGATTCGCCGGAAGAGGCGGGGGCGCATGCCCACGCCGCTGCCGCTTCGGTCGATATCTCGGCGCGTCTGACCGAGATCGACCAGATCATGGATCTCTGTGCCTCGCAAAACGTCTCGCTGGCTGACGCCCGTGGTTTCATCAAGAGCAAAACGTCGCTTGCCGACGTGCGGGCGAAGATCGCGGCTTCGAAGGCGCAGGCCTCCGATGAGATCGAGTTCGACACCCGCCAGCCTCATAACCCGAACCAAACGGAGTCGCGCGTCCAGCAGATGCGCGAAGCCCAGGCCAAGGTCAAAGGCGGCCTGAAGTCGATCTTCGCGCGTAACAACTAGCCCTGAAATCGTCATCGCCCATCCGGGCGTGACCAGCCGGCGCGGCTGCCGCCGGAACGCACGCGGCCGTCCGCAAACCTATCGCAAACGGAGATCATCATGACTCAGCTGCAGAACCATATCCGCGCTGGCGGCTTCATCCAGTCGGAAGCGAACTTTGCCCGCTCGCGCGATCACGTCACGCTCGAAGGCGGCACCGGCGGCTCCGGCGTGGTCTATGCCGC